CGTGGAGCGCTTCCTATGGCTGCCGTAATTGATACGGTCGGGAAGCGCACGTTGCACAGTTGGTGGGACCGGAAACACACACAGGATGATCTGTCTAAGGACAGATTAGTGTGTGTTACCGTGTTCGATGAGTTGTGTGGCAGCCTCACCCGTGATGGCACGGGATGTGGGAAGCTCGATCTTCATAAGTTGAGAAAAGCCGGCATAAGGTCTGAAACCCTTCCGGATTGTCTCGTGGAGATCAAAACTTCCTTGACTGCGGCGAAGAAAAAGGTTCACCATTTATCGGGGAAGGAGTTCGACTCTCTTACCCAGGTGTTTTACTTCCTGCGTAGCATGTGTGAATCACTGCTTGACGCGGATAGTACCTTTCTTCGTTTGCGTGCGGTAGATTTTGGGGACTTCATTGACATATTGTTGAAGTTGCCGCCTGTTGATCAGGTGGCTGTCATGAAGTACTGGACGGCTTGGCCGATGGCCAAGTGGCTGCGAGACGATGATATCATCTCCGCACGCCCAGAGTGTCTTCCCCCGGTTCTTGGTTCGATGGATTTTCCCATCAAGGGACCGATGCGTAAGCATTTTCGGAACCTTTTAGCGTCACGTACGATCTCGATGCGTTCTGGCAGAGTATTTCTCGCGCTACTTCAAGGAGTGAAGCGCGGCTGTGCCAGGGTGCCTGAAGATTTTGAGATCGCAGCGTGTTTGAAGCATAAGAAAGCTTTGACCAAGTCTGTTGAGCTTGAGAATGAGGAAGAGTTCGCGGAAAAGTTCTCGGCCATTTGGCGCCGGTCTGTCAATTCCCATGCTCCTCCTCAGCGTGTCAAGGATTTTGAGACCCTCCCTTCCATCATTGTTGATGATGATTTCGACGAAGAACGGCATTTTGCCGACGTCAAAGAGAAGAGGTGGAAGAAGGTCTCAATGTTGCGGGAGTTTCGGAGGACTTTAAGAAATCCTTCGAACCACGCCAGTCATGAAGCCACCCGCGATGCGGGCGGTCGTGCAGGTTACATTCACCGCCTTTTAAAGGCTGTGAACGGTGGCCATCACTCTTCAAACCTGGTATGTGAAGCTCCGCTTCTTGACATGTACGAGTTACGGCCCGGAACGGTCGTCACAAGGTATGCACAACCCCTAGGGGATTATAAACTTTGGCTCGATATTGCGAGCAAGTGCATAGCTGGTCGTGACAACCTCAGCGCACAGGTAGAGCTCTGTCTTGAGCCTCTCAAGTGCCGCGTGATCACCAAGGGTGAATCCGTGCCTTATTTCGTATCTCAAACTATCCAGAGGGCTGCATGGAACGCAATGCAGGATATGCCGGCTGCTAAGCTGACTTCTTGTCCTGTAGACGCCTCCATGCTGTACGGCATCGAGTTGATGACCAATGACTTGTTACTCCCCTTTGATCAGTGGGTTTCCGGCGATTATTCAGCTGCCACGGACGGTCTTTCACTTCAAGTGAACAGATCGTGCCTGACGGAAATGATGAACGCCTTTGGAACCACAGATCAAGAAAAGGAGCTTTGTATGAAAGTCCTTGGTCCTCACAAGATATCGTACCCAGATCGTCTCCGAAACGGAAAAGATGACGGTCTGGAGCCCTTTGTTATGACTAATGGTCAACTCATGGGTTCTTTACTTTCCTTCCCTGTGTTGTGCGCTATCAACATTGCAGCGTACTGGTGTGCACTTGAAGAGTACACAGGAAGGAAATTTAAGAAAACTGAGCTACCGGTTTTAGTGAATGGAGATGATATTTTGTTCAAAGCCAACAAAGACTTCTATGAAGTCTGGAAAAAGTGGATAACCCGTGCGGGCTTCACTCTCTCTTTAGGCAAGAACTACATTTCCCCAAACTTTATTACGGTAAACTCAGAATCCTGGTTACATCGTGGAGGCAGTGATTTCCGCAAGATTGACTTCTTGAACAACGGATTGCTTCTCCAGGAGGCCCAGGGTCCCATGAAAGTTCCTCTCAGATCGTGCACGGCAGAGAAGCCTCTTATTTCCAAATTAGAAGCGGTAATCAACACATCAGTTGACCCAGCTAGGACATTTGATCGTGTCAAACATCATTGGAAAAAGAGTATCGCTATATGGACTCAGAATGGTAAGTATAACTTGTGTGCCCCTGTTGAAATGGGGGGTTGTGGTCTTGATATTGACCCACAAGTCAGACCTAATGTTAAATTTACTGAGTTCCAAAAGCTTCTCGCTGGAGCAGCCTTGAATAAATTCAAGTCCTTTAATGGCTGCTTTGGAGAATGTCGTGATAAGTACGGGACAGGTTTCGAACGGATCTCATTTGCAGATAATGCAGTGATGGCCGCGAAGACCGTTGTCCCGAAGAGAGGATTGCTTTCGCTTCACGCTAAGAACGAACCTTTATCGAGTGCGGACGTTTGGAGGGTTAAGGATCCTGCAGCGGGCAAACGTGTTGCCCGTGAATTAAACACGGCTCAATCGACCACTGTCATTGAGCGTGCTGTATTCAGGATCCGTGAACTACCTCCCTCACGTCTAAGGAAAGCTTTTAAGCTCGGGTCGAAGATTAAGGAACCCTTTTCATGGGATCTTGAACTGCGTGTGGATACAACTAAGGGGCCAACTGATGACGCCTCCCTTGCGGTAACAAAATCTACAAAATGTAGGCCGCTAAAAAAGGCAGAAATGGCTACGGAACAAACTTCTGCTTGCACCGTATTCCCACACAGTCCTGATGATTTCCTTAAACTTCTCGATTTACCCTTTAAGCCTATAGTCAAGAGGTCTGCCCAAAATGGGTTTGACCGATCTGCCCAAAATGGGTGTGATCATTCAAAATCGACTAAGAAGGCGCCCAAGGCAGCGAATGCCAAGGGTAGGGTGACCCGATGGTGAGGATTGAATTTTGTTGTGTTTGGAACCGCCGTTTGCGAGTCCAATGACAGTTTTGTTGGTCATACCCATTTTGGGCAGACCTCTAGTCATCTTGACACATGTCTACAACCTCACCTTTCCTAGAATCTGTACAAGCATTTCTGAGCTTCATTCACGATTCTTACGTGGAGCTCAGTCTCTTGTTTTCCGAGTCATGTCCAAGTCCTCAGGCGCTGCAACCAAGAAGAAGCAGCCCGCAAAGAAGACCATTCGAAAGTCAGGACCTGCCAGATCGGCAGTCGCTAGGTATCCGATCAATGGAACCGGGGGAATTCCCCGCAAAACCTTTGGATCGAATCCCGGCTTTGGAAACCCACTCTTGGGTCTCGATGCCACTATACCAGCGCACCTGACTTTGCCTATAAATGTGGGCCCCTATACAGTGATCAGGACCACCACAATCATCAATACCGCTAAGAGGACGGTCGGCTTCGGGTTCTTCAGGAATTCGTCGTCTTCCTTCACCGCCCAATCCGCTGGCATCGACCCCCCTGTCTCCACAATTGGATCCAAGGAGGGCTGGGCCCCTTGCGTTGGTTTTGCCTCTGGTATTGATGTAGGTCTAACGAACCCTAATAACGTACCGAATGTCTCTACGGAGTTTTTCGGTTGTCCCCAGCTTGAACAACTTGGGGCGTCTGCAACTATCGCTCCTGCCGCAATGACGGTCCAGATTATGGACGGAAACAGCATGGCAGGAGAGACGGCTGCTAAGGGTATTCTCTACATCGGGGTCTCGAAGACACAGATGAGATTAAAGGACAGCTCGGATACTTGGGACAAGATTGGTCAGGATTTCGTATCCTATCAGGCTCCCCGCCTGTGCTCTGGAGCAAAGCTCGCCCTTCGTGGCGTCAAGCTCTCAGCGCGACCATTTAATGTCCAGGAGTTGATGGATTTTGACATTGTTCTCCCTATGCTGGAGAAAGTGAGTGGAGAGCTTACGTACGAGAATATGACCGCTCCTTGGAACTCATCGACAGTGGAAGTAGGCGATACCGCCGAAAACTCCAATATGTCTTTGAAAGGTTTCGCACCCATCATGGTGTACAATCCCAATAAGGAGGAAATACAGGTCGTCGTCACATGTGAGTGGCGCGTACGATTCAATTACGGCCATCCGGCCGCCTCTACTCATCAAGTCCATCCTGCCTCGTCGACTCAAGCCTGGGATCATGTCCAAAGGGCTTTTGACCGACTAGGTCATGGGTGTATCGATATTGTTGAAGATGTCGCTTCAAGGGGGATGCAAGCCATTGCTGGTGCCGCGGTAAACCGCTTTGCTGGCTCTCGTGGCTTCCCCATGATTGTTGACTGATCTTCTGTCATCGTTTCACCCAACTCCGATATTATGTGCTTGTACAGTTCGCACTCTTTCTACCGCAAGTCTTTTGCTTCTGTGAACGACTTTGCTCTTCTTTAGCTTGCCGTTATTCGTAGGGTTCAAGTGCCATAGATCGCGTGACCTAGCTACAATTTGTAGCCTGCCAGATTCACGAAGGCCTACCCTACGGGTGCTGCTTGAGACAGAACAGTGATGAATACACAGTTGTAAAACATTCCGTGCACATCGGCTGCCATGCAGCGAGGTCGGTCATAGACCGCCCACCCTCCGCTCTATTGCGGTGCCTGCTCCTAATTTGATTAAGGAGAAATAGGTGGGTCCCAGCTGGC